GTACAGCGTTGAAAGGCCAGTTCCAAGCTTGCTGATTGATTCGGTTCACGGTATTTCGAATGATATCTTGTGCTCTGCCTTGTACACCCCTAGCTCCAACAAAAGAGCCTTCGGTTATGGTATTCTCATTGAACTTTCGAAGAAGCTGATTTGTTAGGTCGATAAAAGTTGAAGGCATATCTTTCCTTTATTAGTTTTCTTTAGAGAAAAGGGCCCCAAAGCGATTAAACTCTGAGGCCCATTAACTTACTCTTTAATGTTACGTACGAGTAGCTAGACCGGCATTTGTGGCTCGACCAGATAGATCCAGTAGCTCAGAACCAACAGTGACGATACCAGTAGTTAGCGTACCGGTAAGGGCTGTAATGGTTAGAGTAATGTAATCTACGGTATTACCCACAATTAGAGGGTCTGTACCACCGGCGCCACCAACTAGAGCACCCTGAGCAGCAGTCTTGTAGTTGAAGGCGTTTACGAAACGAGTCGCGGTTGAACCTTCAGTACCTACACTCAGAGTACAAGTCGTGGTATCTGCACCAGGAACCTGTCGAATACCTAGAGTGCCAAGAGATACTGCACTACGCTGTGGAATATACTGAGTACGAATAACGTCACCAGCAACCAGAGGAGAACCCTTAGCGGCAGCGACTTCAGCAAAGTTTACCACAATTGGAGTAAAGCCTCGCTGATGTACGTGAGCATGAGCAGAAGGGTGGGTGTCGGCAATAGTACCTAGCACCATATTGATTGTAGCCATATTTTAAAATCCTTTTCCTTTGTCTATTCTATAAAAGCTTAGTTCTTTGAGTACTTAGCCTGAATTAGGCTCTCGGGACGAAGGATCTTACGGCCATACATCTGCATACCACGCACAACGTCACCGAAAGAATCAGGATCACGGAAGCTTTCAGTCTTGTTGATCTGAGAGGCAGTTGCAACAGCGGAGTCATGACCAGCTAGAAGTAGACCGTAGTTAGTGGTAGAACCACCGGCAGTAGAAACATCGGCACCGAGACCAACGTAAGGAAGGTTGTTAGAAACATAAACGCGGAAACCACGAATCATGCCCTTCATACCGTTGTTCTTACGAAGTACGTCACCTGCATCCTGACCACCTGCATAGTCGTTGTCAACTAGCTTGGAGTTTTCATCCTGCATCATTTCCCAGAAGATTGGGTCTGCGACGAACCAGCGGCCTTCCTTATCGACGTTCTGCTGATCGAGAATACGAGCCATACGGTTCATAATCTGAAGAGGAGTTGCGTCGTAAGTACCGGATACGCCAGTTACGATTGACTTAGTGTTGTTTGTTTCTGCACCGACGAATGCGTTACGTCCGAGCTTCTGGGAATTTAGAAGTTCATCTGCACCGGCATTAACATCAGCCTTTGTACCAACTGGAGCCGTACGAGGGACCCAAGTAGTAGCACCATTTGCCTCAACAGCTTCGAAGCCAGCTAGGTAGCCTAGAACGTCGGTTTCATGTGCATCCTTTAGACGGTAAGCAGCACGATCCGAAGCCATGTCTTCCCAATTGACGTGTGACTGAGAAACTTCAATGTCATCGACTCGGAACTGGAAGTAGTTAGCCCGGTCAACGATTAGTGTGAAGTCAGAGTCGAGAAGCTCCTGAGAGGTAGTCTGAGTACCACGAGCATACTTACGAACACTGATTTCGGGTTCCTTGATGATCTTGACTGAATCACCGTAGTTGGAGATCTCGCCAAAATAATCTGAGTTAGTGATATCCTCGATTACTGAGGACTTGCGGAAAGCCTTCTGAACCTTCTTGGAGAAGATCGTGGGGCTGAAGACGCCATTAGGAAGGTTGTTATAACCAGCAGCGCGTTGAAAAGCCATGTCATTATTCCTTTAAATAGATTGTGTTTTTTGAGTTTCTTTTTCAGTAGTTGCATATTGTCACACAAACAATCTATAAAGAGGCTAGTACTAAGCAAAGTGTCTTGGAGAGTGAAATATGCCTAAATCACTCTTAGAGGTTTGCTGTTCACAGGTTGTCTTTAGTTAGCATTGATTTGTCGAATCTTCGATGTTCTTTGGTATGTGGTCTCTAGTTCAGAGAGGATACCATCATTAAGCAGAGAGGTCGTACTTAAACTTACCGTCTCGAATTGCTTCCATGATCTTAGGTTCGTGACGCTCGTACTCAGTGTCAGTCATCCGTGCAACATCAGATTCTAGATAGAGGATATCGCTACCCCCACTCGGTACACCACCACCTGAGGAACGAGATACAGCAGAGGCATTACGCACTTCACTGTCCTTGTCTCGTGGGTCGGGTACCTTATTTCGGGTCTTGTACAGATCTACTGCATCGATAGCAGATTGGGCGTCGGTTTCATTGTCCCATAGAGCATCTTGTACCCACTGAGCCTGTTCACCGATCCAGTCCTGAAACTTTTCTAGTTCTACTAGCTTCATGAAGTCTGGATGAGCCTTAGTGATCTTTGCCAAAGCCTTTTCTTTTTGTTTCTCAATCTCGTCCCTAGCGATCTTTGCCTCTAGTTCTTGAACTCGACTGAACTTACCTTCGAGCATACCATTGCCCTCTAGGATTCGCTTTTGAACCAGAGTATCCACCATCTTTGATACGACAGGGTACTTCGTGATCCAATCCTTAAATTCGTCTTCAGAAGCCGGGAACTTCATGTTGGCCTTGAGAGCCTGTTCCTTTTCCTTCTCTAAGTCACGAATACGATTGTTTAGTTCCTCTTCCTTCTTTGATGCATGTCGCCGAAGATCACCGTGTCGCTTCTTCCAGTTGCCCTCTTCTCCTGATTCAGGATTAGATTCGAGATTTGGATCACCACCTTCCGGGTTAGAGTCTCTGTCGCCGTTAATTTCCTTGTCACGGTTCTTTAGATCTTCTTCTAGACCATCATCTAGGGGACGAGAATTTCGATATCGCTGTGCCATTTGATTTCCTTGTACGGGGCCACAATAGTGGGAAGCCGGAGTTACTTTTTGCCCTTACCACCAGAATTGGAGGAGGAGCCCTTAGACGAACTAGATTTTGAAGACGATTTTGAAGAAGAAGAACTCTTGCTTCCACCTGTATCGTCATCTTTTGATCTAGTGGACATACTCTTAGAGTTGGCAAATCCGCCTGAAGAACTCTTAGAGGATGATTTCGACTTCGAAGTTGAGCCCACATTGTCGTCCTTGGACCTTGTAGACATACTCTTCGAATTTGCAAACCCCTTGCCACCGCTGCTCGCAGAACTCTTAGATGAGGTCTTTGACTTGCTAGAAGAAGAGGACTTAGAAGTTGTTGAGGTTCCTACATTATCATCCTTTGATCTAGATGACATGCTTTTGGAATTGGCGAAGCCTGAACCCTTTCCTAGAGTACCACCAGAGGTTCCATCGTCATATCGACTGCCTTCTAGAGAACCCTTTGGATTACTGCGTTGACGATCTCTTGCTGCAGCTTCTGCATTCTTTGCTGTACCAAAAGAAGTTCGAGCATCTTTGGAAATGTTCTTGTCTATATTTTCTACGTTTCTACCTGCCTGTGATGCCAAAGATCGATTGGTAAAGTTATCTTCTGCAAGATTTCGTACAGACTGAGCGGCTTCCATTGTGGTTTCGTATTCACCCGGAATGTTACCGATTTTATGATTACCCTCTACGATTGTACCAGACATTTTACTTCCCCATGCAGGAGAGGCTAGATCAGGATTGTAGTAGTGAGTGGCATCCGGTACTTCGGGTTTGTTCTTACCGTCATAGAAGTCACTGATGTTCTTACGAAGAGAGTCACCAAACTTACTGTAATT